AACCGAAGAGGACGCCGCCCTTCTGTGCGGCGGAGACGGCCGCCTGGTAGCTGAAGGCGTGCGTGTAGACGTCGCTCAGCCCGAGCATGACGAGGGCCTTGGCGAGGCTGAGGCCGTCGCTGCCGGTGTCGTCCGGCTCCCACTGGCCGGAGTAGGGGTCGAGCCGGGTGACGAGGCGGTAGCCGTTCTGGGCGAAGGTCTCGTCCAGGGCCCAGCGGGACCCGGCCTTGAACTGCTTCTTGCTGTCCGTCTTGGGGATGAGCAGGGAGGACTGCCCGGTGTAGCCGAGGGCGTCGCAGGCGAGCAGGCCGGTCCCGGCGTTGGGCACGCAGCTGCCGACGGGGCCCTGGTCGAGCACGCCGGTGTGCCGGGTCCAGCGGACGGACCGGATGGCCACACGGGGCAGCAGCGGCTCGGCGAACGCGTAGGACGCGGTGTCGTGGCGCACGTGGCGGCCCAGGCGGGGGTCCACCGGACTGAACCGGCGGGTGAACACGGTCATGGCTCTCCTAGAGCGTCGGGGCGGGCACGAGCCCGTTGATCTCGGCCAGCCGGAACGCCTCCCGGGCCAGCGCCACGCAGCGCGGCGGGAGCACGGAGACGTTCCAGCCCTTGAGCAGGCCGTCGATGGCCGTGTGGGCGGCACTGTGACAGTCGGGGCACAGCTTGACCAGCGGGGAGGCGACCGGCTTCCCGGCCGCCAGCCACCACGACTCGGGGCAGACGTGGTGCGCGTTGAGGATCGGCACCCGGTGCACGTACAGGGCGCACAGCTGGAGCTGGAGCACACCCCCGGGCGCCACCAGTCTCAGCGGTACACCGCTCACGGCCCCTCCGTGAGTACGAAGGGGAGCATGTCGGGCAGCCTCTGCCGGTCCAGGCCCACGGCCGGGCAGTAGTCGCACTCCGCCCGCACCATGCCCTTCTCGAAGGTCACCGTGCGGTCGACGTGGAAGCACAGCCGCACCTCCGGCCCGGCCGTGGGCCAGCCGGAGTTGACGGCGTTCTCGTGGGTGGCCAGCTCGGGGTACGTCCAGCGGGTGACGATCATGGGCGGGCCGCCCGGCGCAGCAGCGCCACGCCCAGGTACGTGACCGAGGCGGCACAGGCTGCCTCCACGGCCGCTCCGGGGACGGAGACGGGTGCGGAGTAGGCACAGCCCGCCCAGAGCAGGAAAGCCCCGCACAGGAGCACCAGGGCCGCGAAACGCAGCCCTACGGCACGCAGCCCCGGGGACCGGCGGTGCCGGGCGGGGGCTGGAGCGGTCCGGCGGTGCGTGCCGCTCACTTGTCGCGCCCGAGCGGGGCGCGGGCGTTCGCCCGGGCCAGGGCCTGGTCGATGACCTGACCGAGGGTTCCCCCGGCGGCCTCGGCCCGGGCGGCCTGCAACCGGGCCGTCTCGACGGCGAAGTCTGCGGCGTGCCGGGCGTCCCGGGCGAGGATGCGGTGGGTGTCGGCCCGGCCTGCGGCCACCAGGGCCACGCACATGGACAGGAAGCTGACGACGGACAGGATGATGTTGGTGTTCATTGGTCAGGGGTCCTCGGGGTCGATGGTCTCGGAGACGACTTCGCCCTCAAGAGTACGCAGGTGCGCCCCGGCCGCCTCCAGGACCCGCTGGCGCACGGCGGGCTCCAGCTCGGGCACGGCGCTGAACCCGGCCAGAATCGCCTCCACGACGTCCGTGGCCTCCTCGTCCACCCGGCGCCCGAGCGCAATGTCGATCTTCTCCCGGGCGTTGGTGCCCTCCAGCCGGGCCTGCTGCTCCTCCAGGGCACGCAGCTGGCCGATGGCCGCGAGGACGGGGGCGTTGTCCTTGAGCGGACGGCCCTCGGAGTCCCGCACGATCTCGCCCTGGTACAGCACGTAGTGATCGGCGGCGATGATCGAGTACAGGCGGCGGCGGATCTCGTTGAGCCGCAGCCCGGCTGCGGTCAGCTTCTCCTCCACGGAGTGATCGGCCCGCTTGCGGTACTCCTTGAGGGCGCGGTGGATGTCCACGCCAACCATGGCGGCGATGCCCTCAAGAGTGAGGCGGTCGGGGTTCGCCGAGACGGCCCGGTACTCGTCCTGGAGCTGCTCCGCGACCATACGGTGCGTGAGGCCACGGTTGGCCAGAGTGATGGCTTTCCAGCGCCGGGCCTCCACCCGGGCATGATCCGCCGAGTCCCACGGAGTCGCCATGATCGTAACCTCCCAAGGAATTTAGCGGCCCGCGCCCTTGAACTTCTCGCGGTGCTGTTGGGCCCTTTTGATCTCTTCCTGCTCGCTCGCGCACTTCACCATGTTGGTGCGCATGTAGCTGACCACGCTGATGCGCTCGGCCCCGCAGTCCTCGCAGAACCGGGTGATCCTCCGCCCGCAGGCGCAGATGAGAGCCGTGTTGGCGTGCCACTGGTGCGCGTCCATGAGGATGAGGTCGTTGTCCTGCATGTCGACGCCGACCCGGAACTCCGGGAACAGGAACCGGCCGCCGGTGTAGCTGCCCCGGCGCAGGGTGAAGATCGTGCTCAGGCCCTTGTCGAGATCACCCTTGTCGGTGTGCATGCCGGTCGGGTACGTGTTGTTGACCGTGATGGTGGTGAAGGGGGTGCCGGGCACGACCCAGTCCGGGTGCGTACGGTCGATCTCCTCCTTCTGCGCCGCGTAGCGCTCGGGTACGTACTCGGCCAGCTGGTCCCCCACCCGGCGCAGTGCCGGTTGCAGCGCCTGCCAGCTCGGCAGGTTCTGTCCGGTCCAGCTGGTCAGGCGGCAGAACTTGTACGACCCGGCCGGATCGAACGCGCCGAGGATGTTGGAGCTGACGTGCATCCAGTACTGCCGTTTCTGGTCCCCGACCCGGGTGGACTTGGAGCCCGAGGCGTCGCCTCGGTTGTTGGTGCGCTGGCTCTTGAGTTTGTGCAGGATCTGGTACTGCTCGTCGGTGACGTGCCCGGCCATGGCCCCCGGTAGGTAGACGCAGAGCAGCTTGCCGTCCGGCCGGAACACCCGGCACGGCCCGGTGAGCAGCAGGTTGTAGCTGTCGTCGCCGAGCACCCGGCCGACCTTGAGGTCGAGTTCGGCCTGCGGCACACGGCTGCGGACACGGACACTGATCACTGCACTACTCCCTGAGGCCGAGACGCGAACCGTGCGGGAACGGGGGCCCGCCGGACTGGAGGTAGAGACCCGCCTCCCGACATGCTCTCTCATGGCAGCGGGCGCAGAGTCCGCACGGCCGCCACCTGCTGCGCCGACCGCGCGTGACGGCGCACCAGTCGCAGGTCGTGCGCCGCCAGCGCCGCAGGTAATAGATCACTTGCCGGACCGGGCCTTCTGCTCCAGACGACGGCGCTGGGCCGGGGTCGGCCGGAACCGGCCGGACTGGTGGTTCTGCCGGGCGTAGGCGCGTACTCGGGCGGCGGTGCTCATGCGGTGGGCTCCCTCAGGTCGATGAGCGGGAAGGCGTGCAGTACCGAGGCGAGCTGGCCCTCCAGGGGCTGGGTCGCCTCCAGCTCCAGCAGCCGGACGCCGTCGGTGGCCCCCGCCCATTCGGCCATCCGGGCCGCACGGGTGAAGGCGCCCTTGCGCCAGGCGGTGTTCTGCTTGCTGCCCCGGGCGCGCCAGCGCTCGTCGAGAAGGTCCTCGGGAGCGCTCAGGGACACGAACGTGAGCCGCACGCCCGACGCCACCAGCCCGCCCAGGAACGGGCGCGTGGCCAGCCGCGAGCCCTCCCCGAGAGCGAACGGGGCCCAGGCGGCGGACAGGAACGTGAGCGCGCGGGGGCCGATGTCCATGGCGAGGGCGTCGGTGCCGGGGAAGACGGGCCGGGGCACCCCCAGCTCCAGCCCGACCAGGCGGCCGGAGACGGGGTGGTTCAGCCGGACGTGGGGCACGGAGTGGGTGCGCATCAGCGTCTTGTCCCACGCCTGCGTCAGCTCCCGGGCCAGGGTGGATTTGCCGACGCCGGGCGGCCCGGCGAGGTAGAGCATCTGGTTGATCATGTCAGGGTCCCCCGGGTGTAGGTGGTCTGGAGAACGGTCCGCACGGCCGCCAGGCACCGGCAGCCCGCCACGCCCTCGGCGTACGCACCGCACGGCGCGAGCAGTCCGTCGTGCCGGGCGTGACCGCAGGCGGGGCACGGGCCCGAGGTCCGTCGCAGCGCCTGCACCGCTGCCCCGTAGCCGGAGTACGGCAGGCCGTAGGCGTAGACGGGCGGGCCGCCCGGCACGGGCTCGGGTCCGGCGTCCGGCCCGGGCATCGGGTCCCCGCGCTCCAGACGCATCTGGGTCAGGTAGGTGACGAGGTCGAGGGCTTCCTCCCAGGCGTCCTGGAGGGCGTCCCGGCCGTTGTCCGTCTCCAGAACGGTGCCGTACTTGCGGCGGCCGTGCTCGGTGCGTTCCCGGATGGAGGCAATGAGCACCGCCTGCACCGGGACACGGCCCGGCCGGGGCAGGGGCTGGTCCCGCTCGGGGTCCCGGGTGTCGCTCACCGGCGGGCCTCCAGACGGCGTCGCAGGGCCCGGCCGCCGACCGACGCCCAGCACAGCACCGAGGCGCCGAACATGTAGAACGCGGCCTGGTCGGTCCAGCGCGCCCGGCTGGTGAACACGAGCAGGAACGCGGCCACCTCCAGCAGCACGGCCGCCGTGACGTCGAGTTTCACCGGCCCGCCCGCTCACTGCCCGGCAAGGAGAGCCACAGGGCGTTGAGGTCGCACGGCGGCACGTACCCCGGCCAGCGATTGTCCTTGAACAGGTGCCAGCCCGCCTTGTCGGCGCAGTAGTCGACCAGCTGGGAACAGATCTGATGGCCACCGGACTCGATGAAGCGGCGCAGGTGCGGGGCGGGGATGTGCAGCCGGTGGAGGCCGAGGGCCCCGTAGTCGGCGAAGCTGTACTTCACCTTCCGGGTGGCCTGGCGGCGGAGCATGGCGGTCATGGCCTCCCGGTACTCCTCCGGGCAGATGAGCCAGCGGGTGCGGGCCGGGTCGTGCCAGTTCTTGATGCGCCGCGCACCCTGGGGCATCGCCTCCACGATCCACACCGTGCCGTCCGAGCCCACGGAGGTGACGCCGAACGCGTGCTCGTAGTCGGCGAAGCCGCAGCCGTTGGCCCACTGGAGGGCCCGGATGACCCGGCCGCCCCAGTCGGAGATCTGCGTGATGCCCACATCGCCGGGCCGGGGCCGGTACCGCTCGGGTGCGGGTTCGAAGTCCTGGCCCAGCGGGCCGAGGTTCACCATGTCGGTCTCTCTTCCTTGATCTTGTTTCTCGGAACGGACTCTCCCGCGCACCGGCGTGCACGGGCCGGAGTGGGCCGGGTTGGGATGGCTGCACAGAACCTCGCCGATGACCACGTGCATCAGGTCGGCTCCCCGGGTTTCTCACGCAGCACGGAGAGCGGCCGGGCTTCGAACTCGAACCGGTACCCGAGGGACCGGAGGTCTTCGGGGACAAGGCGCTCGGTCAGGTCGGCGGCGACCTCCCGGGCCCGCTCGATCAGGTCGAGCAGGTGCTGTGCCCGGTCCTGCCGGACGCCGTCGCCCTCGATCAGGTCCTGCGCGAGGTTGTAACGGGGGTCGCCCTCGGGGATGGGGCGGTGCGCCGCACGGTGCACGGGGCTGTGGGGGCGCAGGCAGGTGCTGTCGCCGCAGGGTGTGGTCACTTGAGCGGTCCTCCCACGATCCACAGGCAGGTGGTGGAGTCGCGCCGCACCCACCAGTCCGGCGCCTTCTCGTTCAGGTAGCGGACGACCTTGCCCTCGTAGGTGGGGTGGAGGGTGATGCCGTCGGCGTGGCCGGGCATGCGGTCGGAATAGGTGGCGTAGCCCGAGCCGTGCAGGTCCCGGTGCTGATAGCCGGGCAGGCTGAGGCCCATGCGCACGAAGCGCTCCCGCAGCCAGGTCCGCCGGTCGGGGCCGATGCCGACGAGCACCACGCGCTCCAGGTCACGGGGACGGCGCTGCCCCAGGCCCATGAGCACCCCGGCCGCCGTGTTGCCGGAGCCGAAGGGGATGACCAGCGTGCGTACCGTGTCCGGCAGGTTGACGACCTGATCGGCGGAGATCTGGTGGAAGGCACGCAGCTCGGCGGCCGTGGCCGTGGAGGGGGTGGTGATGCCGTACTGGAGCCAGTAGGCCCCCGGGTCGGCCAGGGTGAGTTCCCGGGCCCGGCGCTGGAGCACCGGGTTGTACCCCACCCCGACGAAGTCGAAGTCGGCCCCGTGCTCCCGGGCGATGGCCGGGCTGCGGTGCTTGAAGGCCGTGGAGGGGTGCGTGCCCCCGAGCACGATGAGGCACCCCAGCCCGTACCGGCGCGCCAGCACCGCCGCCATGGCGTTCTGCGGGCTCAGCACCGAGGCGGCGGAGATGACCCGGGTGGCCCCGGCCGCCGCGCCCTGGCGGACGAGGTGGTCGCAGGCGCGCAGCTTGGAACCGTTGACGCCCTGCGGCAGGGAGCAGAGATCCTCCCGCTTATAGATCATTCCGTCCCGCTCCTGCACCGGGCTGAGCCAGTGCCTCAGATCATCGGACGGTATCTGCGCCCGAACTCGTGCTCGGCCACCTTGCGCTCGAAGTCGTTCTGGAAGCACGGCCAGTCCTCCGTCATGCTGATCACCTGGCCCGTGGTGCGGTACCAGTTCTGCTTCACCGGGCTCAGTCCCGGATCGTACGGCTGATCCTCCAGGCGCAGACGCTGGGGCAGAGCGGCCCGGCGCGCGTCCCACAGCACGCCGAACCGGTGACCCCACCGGTTCTCGGCCGAGACCAGCCGGTTGTAGAGCATGTCGTTGTATACGCCCGGGTAGCGCCGGTTGGGCTTGTGCCAGCTCTTGTACGTGCACAGGGCCGACTCCAGACTGAGCAGGTCCGCCGCACCCACCTGGCACCGCTGCTGCGCCTCGCCGTACAGCACGTGCGCCTCCTGCCCCAGGTAGGTGAGCACGTCCCGGTCATAGATGACGTCGGAGACCCCGGGCGTACCCCCGAGCTGCTTGTCCACAATCAGATGATCGTGACCGAGCACGAGCGCGAGCCCGTTGCGGTGACTGCGACTGCCCTGCACGTCCTCCAGCATCAGCGTGTCCGCGTCCGGCACCAGCGCCGGACCCAGCAGGATGCGCAGGTACTCCAGGTAGCTCCAGGTGGACAGGCGGCCCATGGTCGGCAGGGCGTAGGCCCGCTCCCACCACGCCCCCCACTCGTAGCCGACCCGGTAGTACACGTGCTGCGGGAGGGTGCAGGAGCAGTCCGTGGCCGAGGCGTAGCCGGTGAGCGCGTCCTCGAAGCGGGCCTTGTGGTACCGGCGGTCGGTGTCCCAGTCGAGCAGTTTGTAGTGCGCGCGCCAGAAGTCGACGGCCGCCCTCCAGTCCCGCAGCCGGGGCGCCGCCTGGAGCAGCAGCAGCGAGGTGACGGGGTTCTGGGTGTTGGCGTTGAGCCAGGCCAGCCAGTAGCGCTGCTCCAGGTCGAGTTCCAGCGCGTCGGCCAGGTACGGCAACGCGTAGTGCACGCCCCCGGGGAAGCTCTTGTACTTGACCGACCAGGCATAGAAACGCAAGAACACCTCGCGCCGCAGCTCCGGCCGCCGGAAGTCCTGCCCGGCCTTCAGCTCGGTCACGCGTCGTCCCCCGTCCGGAGGAGGGTGTGGTCGGTGGTCCCGGGCCGGGCGTCCGGAGCGTCCCACCGTTCACAGATCGTGCAGCCGTGACCGGTGCAGCCCTCCCCGCAGTGCTCCCCGGCCACGGCCTCCGCCCTGATCCACTCGACCAGGTCCGCCCAGGACATGCCGTTCGCGTGCAGGAGGGCGTAGTCGCCCGGGGTCCTAGGCATCCGGCACGTCCTCGGCCTCGAACACGACGTCGGCCGAGTCCAGCACGAACGTCCGCACGTCGGCCAGGTCCGACTGCTCCTGCGCCGCGACTGCACACCGGGCCGCCTTGAGCAGGATCTCGCCCTGCGGCAGGGCACCCCACGTCTCACGCAGCTTCATGATCAGACGGCCCAGCTCGTCCGCCTGCGCCACGGGCAGGGGCAGGAACACGTCCCGGATGCCCCGGCTCTCCATGGTCTTGGACTCGGTGCCGCCATGAGACTTGATGCGGGCCGCACGCTCCTCGGCGTCGTCGTTGTACTCGGCGGTCTCCGGCTCGGTGTAGGCGGTGATCTCCGGCTCCTCGTAGGCGGCCAGGATCGCGTCGACCTCGTCCTCCTCGTAGCCGGTGCCGTGCAGTTCGCCGTCGAGCAGGTCGAGCAGGGCGGCCCGGGCGGCGTCGTCGTAGGTGGCCTTGTCGTTGGCCTTGTTGTCGACGATGTTGACCCGCAGGGCCGTGGCGTCGTCGCACTTGACGATCTCGCAGCGGGCCGAGGTGTCGCCCCGCTCCTCCAGGGCCTCCATGGTGTTGTTGCCCGCGAGCACGATCAGCTCGTCGTCGTGGGCACGCACGATCAGGCTGCGGTACTGGCCGTTGGCCTCCAGGCTCTCCAGCAGCACGGCCCGGTTGCCCCGCCGGGCGTTGCCCGGGAAGGGCGTCAGCTCCGCCAGCGGGACCATCCGCGTCTCGACGTATTCCGTGGTCATGTGTGTTCCTCTCTCCGTACCCCGCCACAGGGCATCAGCCAGACCCGGACAGCGTCGCACACCCGGGTGATCTCCCCGTCCCATTCTCCGTCGTGCCGCTTGTGCAGGCAGACCGGGAACCCGAGCACGACCTTGAGCCGCCCGACCCGGGGCCACGGACTGACCCAGCTGTAGCAGGCGAACGGGTCCGTGCTGTGCGGGGCGTGCTCCAGCCGGTAGCCCCAGCGGTCGGCGGACAGGACGGTGCGGGTGCCCCTCGGGTCCTTGACGCGGTGCCCGGGCCGGATCTTCCGCCAGCCCAGGCGCTGGTACTTCACCGGCCCGGCCCCGGCCACATGCAGCCGCCCTGGTCCGGGTGGAAGCAGACGGTGCCCCCGGTGCAGCGGCAGCAGTGGCACGGGCGCAGCACCAGCGGACTCGTGCCTCCGCCGCCGGACACCTCCGGCACGGCCAGGGCGAGGGTCTGCGGCGGGTTCCAGAGCTGACGGCTGCGGCGCATCTCGTACTCGTGCAGCAGGTGACGGAATTCCGTCAGCTCCACACCGGGGCCGGAGTCGTGGTCCAGGTGCAGCTCCTTGTGCAGCCAGTCCCGGGCGTCCTCGACCGGGGGCCGGTGCGGTTCCGAGGTCTCCCAGGTCGACCCGGTCAGGGTGAAGTGCCGGGAGTGGACGATGTTCGCGGCCACGCCGCACAGCTCGCCGTCCGGGCCGGTCTCGGGACAGAACGGGTCAGTCATCGGGGTCCTCCGTGGTCATAGTCATCCTCGCGTTCGTACCCTTTCCGACCGATCAAATCGATCTCCCGGAGGTAGCGGATCAAGGAGATCAGGCCGGGGTCCAGGGCAAACCATTCGCCGCGTACACGAGATTCCCTAAACCGTGAATGCAGCAGGCTCTCTGTCCGGAGACCTCCCCGGAGAACCGCAAGAACTCTTAGAGGGTGCGGGCTACCGGTCTGTAGATCTTTCACGCGCTTTCGCAGGGCCTGGTCCGAATTCCCCGTCAACCCGATCTTCACCGGCCCGAGGACCCCTGTTGAATCCAGACACTGGATGAAGTAGATCATTTGGTCACTGTCATTCTCCGGGAACCAGGCCGGGGGGTCCTCCTCGGGCTGGACTGAACGCCCCACAGAAATTCTCGCCTGTTTAGGGGCTCGCTTATGGTGCGTGTCACAGCGCCCTTGGAAGATCCCGTCCCGAGGGCAACCCCCGTCCAAGCACGGGTCATAGGGTTCATAACCTTCGGCATCCCCCGGGTCTCCATCGTGCCTCTTCGCATGCCAGTAGTGGGACAAGCACCACCCTTTGCAAATCGACTCCCGGGGACAACCCCGGACCCGGCAATCCGGGGCTCGGTGAGTCATTCGTCCGGGTCCTCCACGCTCACGAACTGCCTCCAGTCCTCGGTGTTCTCGTCCATCTCATTGCGCCGGACCTCGGCCACGACGGTGAGCCTCCCGCTGTCGAGCAGGACCCAGTGGTCCCGGCCGGGGTCGTAGAGGGCGACGTGCTTCTCGTCCGGGCTGACCCGGAACTCCCAGTCGTCCGGCGCGCCGTCGCCCTGGTAGTCCCAGGGCTGCGCCACGGCCGCCCGGGCCACGGCCCTGACCAGTTTGCGGATCATCGCTCGTACCTCACCCCTGGGGTGGAGGGACGGTTCACGGTCATGCCGTCGATCTCGGTGAAGCCGATCCCGTCGTGCTCGGCGCACCGGCCGTCGGTGTGCCCGGCGCCGCACCAGACCGCGCACTCGGAGTAGAAGCCGCACGGGCAGGCCGCCCGTTCCGCTCTCCGGACCTTCCAGGCACCCCCGCGCCCACTGGGCCAGGCATGCCACTGCGGGACGTACCCGACGGAGCTGAGGGACGCCTGGCGCCATTCGGCGTCCACCCGCTCCAGCCGCCGGACGGCCGGGCTCTTCAGCTCCCACGTCCGCTCCGGCCAGAAGATCCGGACCAGGGTCCGGTGCAGCGCGTAGCCGAGGCCGAGGAACACCGGCGTGAACCAGCGCAGTCCCCGGGGCCAGAGCAGGTGCTGGTTCTGCTCGACGGGGGTGTAGATCATGGCGCACAGGATCGTGAGGACCAGCCCGGAGATCAGGGCGATGCCGAGGACCTGAAAGATGATCACCGGACGTCCCCCGCCCAGCCCGGGTCCAGGCACTCGACCCTGGACAAGCTGCACTCACACGACTCGACCCGGCAGACCGGGCTGATGTGCTTGCCCGGTGGGTGCCCGCACCGGACGCAGCCCTCGGGCTCCAGTCCGAACAGGGCCCACAGCCGGGTCAGGCAG